CATTTTGAAAACCTCCTAAATCGGTAATGTTGAAACAGGCTGCAGGCTTACAGACGAAGCCACAACCGCAATGACAGCCGTATGCGCAGGCTGGAAGCACTCGATGAAAACAGCCTCGTCAATCCAAACTCCCGCCGAAATCGTGGATATGGCTGCAGTCTCTTTTTCATACGTGAAGTAGTCCAAAGTTTCTGAGGCGGCTACAATGCTCAGAGTAGGCAGAAACCATCTTTGTATGCCAAGTTTGTAATACCAGAGTGAACGGTATTCCGGCATTGTAATGGTTACCGCTACCGTCCTGCGAATATCAGAGCTCGTATATAGAACAAGCGCCTGCTCCTCGCTGTCATAGGTAGCGGAGCTAACGGTCACCCCGGAAACGGAGAGGGTGCATTTCACCGGGAAACCTGCATCGATACTTCCGTTCAAAGGCTTTGTGAGATGAATTTTAAAGCCATAGCATACAAAGCCCGTCTCGCGGTTCAGTTTTTCCACCGAGGCCACGGAAATTTCTCCGGTGTCCGGCGCATCCAGGAGAACATAAGGATAAGCGGTATTCCCGGATGCTGACTCCTTGCTCAGCGTACCCAGTTCGGTTATATCGGAAATCCACATCCTTACATTAGAGGCGTTGATGTGGACCGTTTCCGGCCGGACGCTCATTCCGGCATAGTTCCGATGCGTTAGTGCCAGCAGCATCCGTCCGTTGTTCTGCGTCAAAAATCCTATGCGGAAGTCGTTTGTTCGGATAACTGACAGTGTCGTGTTGCCCGTACCAAGCGTGGCTACTTCATGCTCTGCTTCCCAGACATAGTTTCCGTTTTCCTGACAGCAGAGCGCCCGGTAATACACCGAGCCGCTTTTGAGGTAGCCGATGATCAAGCCTTGGTCAAGGTCCGGTTCAACGCTGGACTGCCAGCCCTTGCAGGCGGATATCTGGGAAACGCCGGTTGCAAGCAGAGAGGCATTATCGCTGTCACGCCAGACCTGAACATAGAGGTTTCCGTCACGGACATAAAAAATATAGGGGTATTCCTCGGCTTGAAGGTAATACCATTCCTTTTCGGCGTTCATTTTCCACACGCCGTTGAATTCAATCGCCACATCGGTCGCCGCTCCGTGCGTCCACTGGTACTCCCACGGATACTCCAAGCCAGCCGGGAACTTCCGTTTATATATCTTTGCGACACCGTCGTCCAAACAGATGGCATATGCAAGAGATAAATCGGATTCTCCGACCGTCTGGCGCACGGCTACATCGCCGAACTCGGGAGCAATATCCTCGTGAATCGGCTCGGAGAGTAGCGAGTTGACTGAGGTCTGTGTGGCTACCACGCGGAGCGTTGCTAAGCTGTCCGTGTTTTCTACCTTGAAACGATTAGCGAGTTTTTCTTTCAGCGCCGTTGGTATGCTTCTCATGGGTCGCTCACCTCGCTTACCGCCGCAAGGGTGGCTGTGACCTTATACCAGCCAGCCGCCTGATAATCAAAGTCGCCGAGTTCAGTAATTCTTCCGCTGAAAACGCCCTGCTTTACTGAGCATTCAAGCAGCGGAACGCTGTCCTCGGCTTCCATCAGCGCGGCTTTCCCGGCTTCATTAACATAGAGAGTCAGTTCATAATGCACGGTCGGTGAACCGAAACGGGTCAGATATTCCGTTCCGTCAAGGGCAGTCTGCACCGTTCGGATGATCTCCTGCGTTTTTCGAAGGCTCACATAGCGCGTGATGATTTCATTGGTTTCTGCGTTTTTCAAATAACTCATACGCGCACCTCCTGTCTGAGCCTGTCGACGATGATGTCTATTACTGAGGTCATTTCACCGGTGGAATTAACACCTTCCACCCGAATCACACCTGTATGCTCAACGGTTTTCTTCACATCGAGCGAGGTGTCGTTCATCACTTTATGGATGCCGGTATTCATATCAATGTCAAAGTCAGTGGGGATTGCATTTGTAATGTCTTTTTCCACACCCTTCATGGCGCTGGTGAAGCCTTCGCCGATGCCAAGGCCCATGTTTTCACCGATTCCAGCGAACACCTTTGACGGCGAGTTGATTCCTAACAGACTTTTCGCTCCGTCAACAATGCCGGAGAAAAAGCCAGAAACCTTGTCTGCTATCCAAGAACCGAGAGATTTGATGCCTTCCCATAAGCCTGTCACGATGTTCTTGCCGATTTCAAACACAGCGCCGACCGCTTTCCCAAGGCCTGTTACGATAGCCGCGATGATCTCCGGTAGTTTTGCCACAAGCTGCGGAATGGCTTGAATCAGTCCGGCAGCAAGCTGAATGGTGAGCTCGATGCCCATTTCAATAATCTCAGGAAGGTTGTCTGTAATAAAATCGATTATGGTCGTTATGATTTCGGGCAGCGCGTCGATCAGTTCGGGCAGGGCGTTCAGCAACCCCTCCGCCAGTCCCTTTATAATGGCGAAGGCAGCTTCGAGGATTTTGTCCATATTGTCGAGCAGCACCTGAACAATCAGGAGGATTGCCTCGACGATGGATGGAATCAGTTCCGGCAGAGCATCCGCAATGCCCAAGGCCAGAGTCACGATCATCTGAATAGCGGCTTCTATAATGGCGGGCAGATTGTCAATGATGCCTTGAACCAGTGTCAGCACTAACTGTAACGCGCCCTCCGTGATAGCGGGCAGAGCCTCAATCAACCCTTCCAAGAGCGTCATGACGATAGAGGACGCGCACTCCACGATGGTCGGCAGATTTTCAACGATTGCGTTTACGATAGCCATGACGATGTCCATACCGACCTGAATTATTTTTGGCAAATGTTCCATGATCATGTCAACAAGCCCGCCGACCGTGTTGCCGATGACCTCGCTGATTTTGCCGAAGTCGTCCCCGGCGTCCACCAATCCGGATGTGAAATCGCCAAGAAGTGTGGTTCCCTCGTCCGCAAGCGTCTGAAGCTGCGGAAGAAGAACAGTACCCATCACGCGCTTGGCGGCTTCCGAGCCTTGCTTCAGCCGCTGAACGGAATCATCGAAGGCACCGAGTTTTTCGATGCTCTCCTCACTGAGAACAGCGCCCATGCGTTTCGCTTCCTCGGTCAGCGCAGCGATGCCCTCGCTGCCCTGGGCGATAAGAGGATTCAAGTCCTGCGCACTCTTGCCGAAGAGCTGCATGGCGAGCGCGTCACGCTCCGTTTCATTGGAAACTTCGCCAAGCGCATCAATAACCTCCCAGTAAACGTCCTCGCTGTCTCGGAGATTGCCATTGGCATCGGTAACCGACACGCCAAGCCGCGCGTACGCGTCGGCATATTTTGCGGAACCGTCCGCCGCGCTCGACATCGACTTGACGTTCTTGGCCATCGAGCCTGTAAGCGTGTCAAGCGACACATCCACCAGATCGGCGGCGTAGGAGTAAGCCTGCAGGCTTTCCACTGACATACCCGTAACAGTACTTTGGGTCAGCATTTCATCCGCATAGGCTGCGGCTTCAACGGTCATGTCAACCAGAGCCTTGCCCGCGCTTATAGCAGCTGCACCAACAGCAACAAAAGCCGCACCCATTGCAGCGCCGATACCTTTGACAACCGAACCGAGCTTTTCAAACTTGCTGCCGGAGGAATCGGCTTCCTTGCCCGGTTTTTCAAGCTCGTCTCCGAATTGGTCGGCTTGCTTCTCGGCATCGTCAAAATTGTCGGCCACATTGTCCAGAGCCTTTTCGTTGTCCTTCAGTTCGCGCTCCATGCCGTTGAGTTCCGCCTGCGCGTTATTCAGCTGCACCGCCCACTGCTGTGTGCGGCGGTCGTTCTCGCCAAAGGAATCGGAGGCGTTTTCCAGCGCTTTGCGGAGCGTTTCGATTTTATCTTTCTGGGCGTCGATTTGTTTGGTCAGAACCTCATTTTTGGAGGTGAGGGACTGGACGCTGTTTTCGTTTTTTCCGAATTCGGACTCGACCAGCTTCATCTCCGAGCCGAGCACCTTAAACGACTGGTTGATGTCGGAGAGCGCCTTTTTAAACTCTTTTTCGCCCTCGACTCCAATCTTCAAGCCAAAATTGTCAGCCATATCTCACCACCTCCTTAGATTCCGTTTGGTATGATTTCGTCGATGTAATACTCGCGTTTGGCCTTTGCCAAACCGTTAAACTGCTTGTATATCTCCCACTGGTCGAGCAGATGTCCGATCGGCATCAGCCATACTTCGGGCTCCGCCCGACCGAGGAGGGTTGTTCCATAAAAAATCAGCCGGGCAAACAATTCTTCATCGCTTACCCGACCGATGCGTTTTTTGAGGGTTCATCCTCGCTTTCCACATTTCGCTTCGTTCCTTTATACATCGCGTCCATGATGGCATTTTTGTAATCCGAAAGCTCAAAGGGCGAAGTGAGTAGTTCGACAGCTTCCTCTGTGAGCAGCTCGCGCTTTTTGGCGGGATTTTTCAGATTGTGTACCAGCACCGACTGATTGGCGAGGAGTGTAATAAGCCATACGATTTCATCAAGAGCCATCTCGAAATTCTCGCTTTTCATCAGCTTTTCGCCAAGATTGGAAAGCCCGCCGTAGCGCCCAGCGATTTCCTTCGTCGCCTTTGTGGTGAGGAGCATCTCATACTCTGCACCGCCGATGGCAATCTTGGAGCTTCTTTCGTCAGCCATTATGCTTCACCTCCGGCAGGGGGTGTGAATGTCGGCTCATAAACCTGTGTGTACCAGCCGGTGATTAAGGAAGCCGGTACGCTCGTATCGTCCTCATTGACCTCGGCTTTCCACGGATGTTTGCCGTTTCCGTCAGCTTTATTGCGGCGAAAGACAGTACCCTCTATGGTCGGAGTGGAGAAAGTGATGCTGTCACCCTTGGTGACAAGATTTGTCGCCGGGATACCGAATTTCACCCGGTAAAGCCAGAAATAGCGGTACTTTCCGTTTGCCTTTTTTGCACGGAAGCCTACCGCGACGGGAGTGCCGCCGTCCTCGCTGCCGGACACAACGACGTTATTGTCGTCAAGTTTTGCACCCGTAAGGTCCTCGGCCGCCGTAACGCCGATATCGTCGATACCCAGCGAGAGAGTGCCGCTCTTAAATTCCTTTACGACCTCGGCGGGACCGTCGTCCGCATAAAGCGTCGCCTCAGCAAGCTCGACCGACAGATCTGCTTTCCTTGCTTTGGCAAGAGAGATTGGAGCGCTGTAGGTTTCTGTTCCGTCCACAGCCTCCGTGATTTTTGCGTAATAAAGCTTATCCAGCCCAATTGTAGCCATTTGTTAATCCTCCAGTTCATAAATTTTCGCCACGTCGATGGCGTAGTGGTGGAAGCCGGTATCGTCCTCGTGGCCCACATACCGGCGGTCAGTTATGGTGAATTCCGCGTTCAGCAGAGCGCGTACAATTTGGTTTTTAGTAGCTGTGTAGCTGCCCTTATCAAAAAGAGACAGACGCGCTTCTTGTGTTTCGTGATGGGGACCGTCATCGGTATATAAAGCAAAGGTATCCGCCAGCGGTGTAATCACAACGTATCTGTTCGGGGCGGATTCTGAAAAAACGCCTGTCTCAACGGGTGCAATCGGTGAGAGGAGGGTGTTCAGTTCTTGAAGCAGACTCATATGTTTTCGACCTCCTTCTCAAACGCTGCGATCATCGCATCAACACAGGCGCTTTTGCTTGCCGATTTTGCGGGTTTTAGAAAGGGTTTCGGAGACTGTCCGCTTTTGCCGTACTCCAGCACCCCCGCAATCATGGCGTTGCTTTTACCGTCAGTACGAGGATCAGAAAATCCAACTTTTACATTGAAATTCCCGTCCTTATCCTGTCTTGCGGAGGAAACGCCCAGCGCCGAGATCAGCTCGCCCGTGGAACGGCTTTCTTCCTTTGTTCCGCTGCCAATAACAGCTTGAAGGTTGGACTTTACTTTTGCTTCCACAACTTCGCCACCCGCTTCCAACACCTTTGGGATGATTTCATCCGTTTTCTCTCCAAGCCGTGATAGCTTCAGAAGGAAGTCCTCCGGCATTTTAAATGCTGCTTTAGCCACTCGGCTTCACCTCCTTGGCGAGTACCTCGATATACATCCCGCGCCCTTTGACATCCTCAACTGAGGTGATTTCAAAACGACCTTCGTTGTTCACCACAACCATTGCAGTCGTAACGGCTACATTAGGAATTCGTCGAAAGCAGAAAAGGTCGGTGGCTTCGGAGAATTGAGCGCGGTTTGCCCATTTTTCGTTGCCGTGCCGACCTTCCCGGTACGCTCTAACCGAGGCGACAATATTGTCAACCTCGGTTCGGAATCCTTCTGTATCTTTTATGGTCACTTTTTCGACAATGTCGATGAGGGTGTTCATCTTACCAAAGCTCATGTTCACACCTTCCAATCCCGGTCAAGCCGTAAAAGTAGATTGACCGTGTCCCACACCTGCAGTCCCGCTTGCACATTGTCGGCAAAAAAGCCGCCCGTGCTGCCATCCCTGGATTCATAGAAGTGGGATGACAGCATAATGACGGCTTGCTCTGTGGTAGGCGGCATGAGATGATCTGTGTAGTAGTTTTCTGTGAGATGCTGATAGCTTTCGGCGTATTTAACTGCGGCGGTGATGTACATCTGCAGGAGTTCATCGTCCGCCGTGTGTTCAAGGATGAGATTTGCTTTGACTTTTTCAAGCAGTGTCATACCGCCACCGTCCTTTCATTATTCTTCCGGTTCAGTAATTACTACAGTGAAGGTTGCTTCGGGATAGCCGGAAGCCCACAGGGTGAAGACCTTCGGCGTATTTATGATTTCATCGCATTTTAGCCACATGACGATATCTCCGGCTGAACCACCGACAGTAGTAGCTTCAGTAGCATCAGCGGCTGTAAGTTGAGAGCCGTTGTACTTAACCGCAGAAATATCTGTAAGTCCTGTGGTAATGAGCATTCCGACCCACTTATGCGTACCCTGCGCCGGATTAGAGCTTGGAAAAGCAATCAGCTCCGATACAGAAGCAGCAACGGTAATAACACCGTCCTCAATGGTGATCGCCGTAACCTTACTTTGGTTGGCGTTTATATCCTCACCACTGGGCGTGGGGATTTTAGAAACCGATACATTCCATGCATCCGGTGTCATAAGCCCTGCATCTTTCAGCTTGAGCAGCAGAGCGTTGAAATCGTCCTTGACTCCGGCTACAGTGGTTGCCGTGCTTGCTGCTTGGTTAATTGCAGAAGGAAGCCCCGTTACCGAGGCTCCCTCCTTGATTTCAAGAATACCGCCTATGACGGTTTTTTCACCACCCTGTTCGGTGTAGTTCTTCGCGTTATATTTGCTCATATCGCTACCTCCTTAGGCGTGTTGCTTGAGCAGCTTGATGCCTTCAGGCAGTACCGTCTTAGCGTCAACACGCTGGAAAGCGTAGAAGCCGGTCTGAAGGTTGGCGATGTGGAGCTCGTCTGCACGGCGAACGGTTCTGCCGGTACGATCCGCAATCCAGTAGTTCTGGAAATCGCCGAAAGCGACTGTGTAGGCACCTGCCGCGATGGTAGGAGCATACTGAGAAACATATACAGG